GGGGGTTGGCATCCTTGAGAGTGCCAACACTGTAGAGGTCATTGACGAATGCCCAGTCAGTCAACTCAGCCAACACTCGTTGCTGGGCATCGTTATACGGCGACTCGGTTAGCGCGATAGCCGTCTTGTAGCCGTGCACCTTTAGCATGACGAGGGCGTTGGGGTGGAAGGCCATACCGCAGACGACGAACACAACATCGGGCCGGAAGTAGGCCGCCTCTAGCAGCGTCCAGTCGCACGTCTCTCGGACTATCTGCGGGAGCAGACAACCATCTTCTGTTACCTCTTGTCCCGTCGCCTGTGCCCATGCATAAAGAGCTACGTTCCAGAATTGGAGACGCGATGCTAGGCGGAACACCTTTAGCTCGTGGCCCAAGTCCTCGAAGGCAGCCTCGAAGCCGTCCGCGACGTCCCTGATCGAATGCTCCGCCGCTGCTGATACAAGTAAAATTTTCATCGGCGTGCTTCTATCAAATACCCCGTAGGCGCCATACAGTTCCAGCCCTCGCCCATACATTCCCAAGTTGCTAGCTGCCCCCATAGGCCACGCGACGGCCCCCGCATCTGATTAGGTGTCACTATCAGCGCGTCGAAGCCGCCGAACATGAAGCGCCAGCCCTGCTCGGTGATACGCCAATAGTCGTTGTAGCTTTCCGTCTCATGGGTAGGCCACATAAACGGTGCCGACATATAAGCCGTACCACCTGGCCTGAGGACGCGATAGATTTCCTTGGCGGCATGGAAGAGATAAGGCACGTGCTCCAAGACCTCGGTGCACACGAGAGTACCGACACTCTCGTTCGCCAAGGGCAGGCGCATGATGTCACCGAATATGTCGGGCTTTACCTCCTGGTTCCATATCGCTAGCTGATAGGACTTATTGCCGAGGGTGTAATAGGGCTTGGGCATATATTCGTGCCTGAACTCAGCGCCGATTTCCACAATGGGCACCTCCATGCGCCCGCGTGCATCCCACAGCCAGCGCTCGATCTGTAGGCGGTGGTAGTCAAGGAAGCCCACGCCGCCATAGCCGATAGGGTGAGCGCCCACCCGCTGATTCCAGGCCACCAATTCCTCGTATTCGTAGGGCATCAGGCCACCGTCGCCGTGTCGTCTATGAGAATGGGAATACTGATATCCATCATCCTGAAAACAGTCTGGTCAACGGTCACATAGCCGCAGGAATAGGTGACTCCTGCTACGTCAACCTCATAGGTTCCTGTCGCGCCCAACTCAAGGCCGACCACCAGGAGCGGCTTGACCGTTACCCACATCTCGTCAAGTAGGAACTCAATCTCTTCTTCTGGCTCGCTCAGCATGTTGATGTAGACTCGAACGATAATCTCGCGCCTGTCCAGCGACGATGCGCCATAGCGGATTTCTTCTATGCTGCCATTGCCGATGATCACAGCTGCCGCTATGTCATTCGGCGCTTTCTTCGGCTCGCCAATTTGCACACCGCCTCGGAAGAGGCCAGACGCAGCGAGGATATTCTGTGTCTTCAAGAGCGCTGTCTTTAAGGTTGGTAGTGCCATCTATCCATACTTCGCCGTGAACGCCGCTACCCGCTTCTGCAAGATTTCAGGCACCCGCTTCTTCACCCACAGTTTGGCCTTACGGAAGGTGCCATAGCCCTTGAAACGAGTGGATTTATTTCGCTGGCTGGTGCCCTCCAGCCAGGGGCCATAGAGATAACCGCCGTCGCTGACCCTCGCTAGTGTCTGCGTCTTGAAAGCTCCCTTTAGATGAGTGACGTAGTGGCCCTTGCTGGCCTTGCCTTTCTGGGCCTGGGCGACGGATAGGAAGGCGCCGCCCGGACGTGGCTTGAATCGCTCACGTAACCTCTGTTCGGTAACGTCCATCACGTCCTGGATCGTGGGGTGAATCAAATCAGGAATAACTCGCTGCGCGGCCATGCCCGTGAGGACGGGGCCCTTGGTGAGGATGGTGATGCTGATTCCCCTAGGAGGCATTAGGGCAACAACCTCGGGCGCATATAGGAAGTCACAAGCTGTCGGCGCCGCTCTCCCAACTGGCGCCCCGAGAAGGCGATGGACCCGCCGCCCTCGCCCACACCGATGACGCGTCCCCAAGCCGACTGCTGCTGAGCCCAGGCCGCTATCACCTCGTCGACGATCTGCTCCACCACGTCAGCAGGCGGTGTGTATTTGACGATGGCAGCAGCGGTATCATGGGCCGCTGCTGTCGTGCCGTTATTAGCCCGTGTCACTGTGAGGGTGCGATAGGCGTAAACGTCCTGAGCGTCGGCGTGGGCGGCCAGCGTTGAACCGTCATACGCGCGTACCGTGGCGAGCACGTTGCCGGCGACGGACTCTACTAAGAACCGCTCGGAGTTAATCAGGATGATCTCGCCCGCCTTGACCTTGGTGCCATCGCCCACGGTGACGCTAGTTATGGCCTTGTCAGCGGTAAGGGTGACGGCGGTATTGGTGGCTGTGTCCAGCGTCCCCTTGGCGGTCACGAACATCTGCTCAGTGCCGATAAGGATGGTATCGCCCACGTCGATAAGGGAGGCGTCAGTAACCTCTAGTGCTGTCTCAGAGCCATCGTCGGCCTCGGCCAACGCGCCAGCGGCGGCGGTATCAGCGCTGTAGCCCCAGGAGCCGATGATCTTGATTGAGCGCTGGGAGGTATTGTCTCCCGGCTCGAAGGTAGTATTGGAGGCAAGGTCTATCTCGATGAGCTCATAGGGTGGGCCGTCGTTGACAGGCTCCAGGTAGTAGTCGGCGGCGACGATTTCGACGGGGGTTGTGTCCTGTGACTTCTTGTAGAGGCTGGTGACGGTGAGCAGGTCAGCGTCGAGCCAGAGTTTATGCGGCCTGTCGTAATCGTAGTAGCGGGTCAGGACACGGGGGATAAAGAGACGGTTAGTATCTGCCTCGAAGCGCTTGCTGGCATCTGCGATGAGGCGATCCAGAAGGACATCACTATCAGCGCCTTCGATCTTGGCGGCACGTTTACAGGCTTCCCTACCCGCGAGCCAGTTTGCCATCTCTCGTCTCCTGCTTTCTGGAGGCGGAAGGCACCAGGACTAAGTTCTCACGCTTCCCCTGATGCCCCCCGCTGAACGATAATCGCCCATCGGACAGTTGGCGATCCCGTCCCGCCATTCGAGCAACGTCCCGCATTGAGGACAATCCACGAGTGTCTTGGTGCGCTCCTTCAGCGCCTCCTCGCGGGCTTCCTTCAGGATGGCCTGAGGGTCTTCCCAGCTCACGCCATACCCCAGATAACGAACCCGATTAGAATTCCCGCATTGCAAGCAAAGAACCCTATCCAAGCTTCCATTACGCGAGCCCCACCATCGGCAGGGTGATTTTATAAAGACTTGCTACCTCTGCCGCCGCCAGTGCCTTGCCGCAGAGGAATGGCAGGGCGATGCGGCCGGCGAACTCTGCCGCCGGGGTCGCTGTTACTCCGCCAGAACCCACGAGAATGGGGGTTGCACTATCCACCATCGTCCCGAAGGCACCTGTCTCGGTGGAGGTGCCATCGTTGACGGCAGCCCCATTCACATAGAGCCACATCCCAGGCGTCGCGTCCACACCATCGAAGGTGCAGACGACGAACTGCATTTGGTTAATGGTGAGTGCCGCGCTGCTGACGGCGATCTCGGTTGTATCCGCTGCTTCGTCATACAGTTCGAGATCAAGCAGGCCGGCGGCGTCGATCCAGAAGCGCCACTCACGCACTGTCGCCGAATACTTTGACATGATGGTATTGGAGACGATGACGTGAGGCCGAATCCAAGCCCCGATGCTGAAGGCAGCAGCCGCAAAGGAATAGGCGGCATTGTCGGTTCCGGCGAGGTGGTGATCGCCTGTCGGGTTGAAATGGTAGGAGTAGAGGCCGCACGGCAGTTTCAGCGGTGCAAAGTCGTGCTCCAAGTCCTCGGCGGCTCCGGCAGTTTCCGAGGGAATGAGGTTTCCCACGCCGATGCAGGTCACGAGTTGGCCCGTCGGCTCCCAGAAGGGCCAGAGCGACGTCTTGGTCACGCCGAGGATAGTCAGGATGTCGTTAAGGTCGCCCTCTAATTGCCGGTTGTATACCGTCAAGGTTCACCTCCAGTCGGGACTACGGGGGCGGACCCCGGAGGGAGCCAAGGCCCGCCCCCGCCCCTGGGTCTGCTAGGTCACCGTCACATAGGCGTCAGGATCGACGGGGTAGTACCAGACGGTCCACTTCATCGAGCCCGTGTTAGTGCCGCTCGTGGCGAGGGTGATGGTGCCAGCGGGGACGATACAGGGTGAGGTACAGGTCAGCGCTACGCCTGTGTTCTTGACTATGGCATCGCCGGGGTTGCCCGTAATCGAGAACGTAGTGCCGACAACAGCACTCGCCATCGCTACCGCGGCACCGATTACACCGGTAAGCCCAACGGTCGGGTCAGCGTTGACAGTCAGGTTAGAGGCGTTTGCACCGATGTCTGCCGTGGCGACTTCACCGACTAGGGCCGTGATGCAGACACGCCCATCGGTCACAGTGAACATGGATTTGGTGTCCGCGCCCACGATGAGAGCCGCCGACTTCTCGATCTTGGTGCCCAGAAGATGCTTTGCCAGGTACTTCAGTTGAGTGTTAGTCATAGCATCCCCCTTACGTCACCGTCACGTAGGCGGCGCGGTCAATCGGCACATACCAGATCGTCCACTTCATCTCGCCTGTGTTGTCGGCGACTGTAGCGTAGGTGATGGTGCCCGCCGGTAGGATGACCGGGGCCTTACAGGTGATAGCGCCGCCCGTGTTCTTGATCACGGCGTCGGCGGGGTTGCCTGTAATCGAGAAGGTCGTGCCAATCGCGGCGGCGTTTGTCTCGACTCCTGTGGCAAGTATGCCGATGGCTCCGACAGTCGGGTCAACATCGATGCTCAGGGCGTTCGCCTGTGCCTGAATCGCTGTCGTCGCGACCTCGCCGTGTAGCGCCGTGACCATCACGCGCCCGCCGGTGATGGTGAACATGGGCTTGGTGGTGGCTCCGGCGATGGCCGTCGAGCTCTTCTCAACCTTCTTGCCCAGGTACTTAGCCCAGTATTTATATTCGCCCATGTAATCCTCCTAGCGCCGTCTGCGCGTTATGTGTCGCGGAGGTGGTTGTGGTAGTTCCTCGGCGACAGGTTCAATGGCTTCCGCGGCGGATGGGGCCAATTCTTCCTCTGAACTGCCTGGCTCAGATTCCTCTCCGGCCCCAGCCGCCTCTATTGGAATGCTAACTTCTACCGACGGCACGGGGACCGTCGCTTCGATGACTGGCCTCAGTGGGGGCGGTTCCTGTAGGTGATCGAGGGCTAGGGTGAGATGGTTGAATACTTCCTCCTCAGAACCGAAGCGGTTGACGAGGAAGGACACCACCTTCTGAATCTCTGCCCTTGCCGCTGCTACATCAGCCATCACTCACCTATGCGTTAGCTGCGCCTGGGTTCAGGCAGTTGGGCAGGTTGGACGGGATGCGCTGTGACTTCAGGCCGAACTTGATGTAGGTGACCGCTATCGGCTGAGTGCCGGCGGCGCCGGTGTCGGCGATGTCCACGCTAATGTGTGTGTAGCCATCGGTGAGCTGTTCAGCCCTGACCTCGAAGTAGAGGTAACTCTGCTGGGTAACGGTGGCATAGGTAAGGGTGCTCGAGGCCGTCTGGGCCAAGGCGGTCCAGGTCTCGTCACCGTCCAGAGTCGTCTCCGACTTGTACCAGCTCTTCGTGATGCTTGCCAAGAGCGTGCTGGTCCCGCTGACGGAAGCGGTGTGCTCGTAGAGTAGGGGCACGATAACATCGGCCCCAACACCTACGGCCTTCTGGATCAGGATGCCTATGCCCTCGCAGTCTATTAGCGAGATGCGCTTGCCGGTCGATGCACCAGACTGGGAGTCATAGGGCACGATGCACGGGCTGAGGTCAAAGGACTTGCCCAGTGCCGTCAAGATTGAAGCTGCCATATTCTCTTTCCTTTCGCCTCTCCTCGGAGGGTTTCAATGCCCCGAGGGGAATGGCCCAGGAGGGGGTGCTACTGCCCTCCTGGGCTGTGCTGCTATTAGCCGCGCTCACCCAAGGTGACGAATGGGCTCAGGGTGCTGCCGGAGTTAGCCGGCGTCAGTGCGCTCAGGAGCCAGCCGCGCCCGTCCACGCGCTCGATGACCCGGTAACTCGTGAGGTCGGTAGTGAATTTCGCGTGAATCGAAGACTCAGCTCTCATCTGCTGGCGGTCGCCGATCAGGTAGTAGCCGAAGTCGATGAAGCTGATGTCCTTGCCACTGCCGGCGCCACCAAGAGTCGGAACCTTCTCAGTCAGAAGAAGAGGCCGCCCCAGGATGGTTGCAGGTGGGCCAGTCGCGCCGTTGTTGAGCCAGATTGCGCTACCGCCTGTGCCAACATTCAGAGACATCGTGGCAATTTCAGGGAAGGTGTCGATGCTGGCCACCCAGACGGCACGCCCCAGCGAACCGGGGAACATCCGCGAGTAGCACTTAACCAAGTTCTCCCAGACGATGGTGTCGGCTGCCTGGTCCGTCTCCTTGGTGACGGTGATGAGAGCCGCGCTATTGAGGACGCCGAGGGGCTGGCCCACGCCGGAACCCGTCATAAAGGCGGTGTCCTCGTACCAGGCGATAGCCTCGGGTAGAAGCTGCTCAATCAGAGCTGCGAAGGATACGATGCTGTCCTGTAGCAGTTCGTTCGGAACCTCGCAGTGCGTAACGAGCTTCGATGCCTGAAGGACGACGCGCCCGAATCTGGCCTCTGTCTCACTGAGAGCCCCACCCTCTTCTGTCCAGGTGGCTGTGATTCCGCCGAAGATGCTGGACGCGTGGGAGGTAGTGTCAATGGCCGGGAAGGGAACGCGGGAGCTGTCCATCGGAATCACTCGCGCCCTTGGGCGAACGATAGCCGTCTCCAGCGCTACCCGTAGAATCTCAGCGCGGAGGGATTCAGGAACGAGGAATCCGCCGCTGGCCGGGTCGAGGCTGGAGTAGTCGTTGCGAATCTTCCGCCATCTGTCTTGCCCCGCCTGGTTCTGATGCCAGATGGAAGACAGGAAATCGGCGACGCTCGTGAACTCCTTGTCCAGCGGTGCGCCGAGAGCGTGACGGTTGTAGGCGGCGCCGTGACTAGCTGTGTCCTTGCCGATGGTGTCGGAGAGGTCGGGGCGCTTGACGCCGTACTCGGCCATCGCCGACTCTAGGTTAGCCTTGACCTCTTTGCCGATAGCGCCCTTGAGTTCCTCGGCGCCGGCGATGAAGGCGGCGATCTGGTCTTTGACCTGCTCAGCCAGGTTGCCCCGGTCGTCGATGGCCCGCGCATAGGCGCGAATCACATCCTTTAGCTGGTTCTCCTTGACGAGAGACGCGAGCGTATTGGTGTCGCCCAGCATCTCCTCCAACTCTTCGGGCTTTTCAGGGATTGGTATCCTTGCCATGTGTCTCTATCCTTTCTGTGCTTCTAAGATGCCCTCGCGGATGTCGCTCTTGTAATCGTGCGGGGGTATCTCGTGCTTCTTGTAGACTTGACCAATGCCCTCGCGCATGGCCTCCAAGAGTGAGGTGTCTGCGGGCACCGGTTCAGGGGCAGGTTCGGGTTCAGGCTTTGGAATCTCCTGGTTCAGCCACTCAGGGACGTGCTTGAACTTGGAGAGGTTGAAGATGCCCACGGGGGCCTGCGCCTTTGGCGTGTGGACAAGGCCATCGGCGAGGTTGGCAGCGACGGCTTCCTCCGCCCGGTACCACGTCTCATCCTTCATCTTGCCGCGCCAGAAGCCCTCATCACCGCCGGCCCTGCCCGCGTAAAGCGAGGCGATGGTGCCGCCCATCTTGTCTAGCGTCTCAGACATCTTGGCGTGGTCGGCTGAGTCGCCCAGCGTCATACCGAACGGCTCGTGGATCATCATCGTGGCGCCGGTAGCCATGAGCACGGAGTCGCCCGCCTGGGTGATGAACGATGCGCTCGAAGCAGCGAGGCCGTCCACAACGACGTTGACGGTGGCCTTGTGGTCCTTGAGGCTGTTGTAGATTGCAACGCCGTCAAACACGTCACCGCCTGGGCTGTTGACTCGCAGGTTGATGGCCTTGGCCCGTATGCCCTGCAAGTCCTTGACGAACTGAGCCGCCGTGACGCCGAACGCGCCGATTTCGTCATAGAGAAGAACCTCCACAACATCGGCAGTCACATCCCGAATCTCGTACCAGCTTCGACTCATAGGCCCATCTCCTGATTCCTTCTTGCGCCACTGCGAGAAGCAGATTGCCAGCCGTTGTGGGTTGTCGGGGTATTCTTCCTTGAGTTCGCTCATGCAGCGCGAGACGAATTTCTGCTTCTCCTCGTCCTCTCGCGGCTTCGGCAGCGGCATATCTGTCCCTTCGCAGGCAAAGAAAAAGCCCGACATTTCGTCGGGCGACAAAGCGCACGATGACGTCGGGCCACTAAGGGCACTAGCTATTCAATTGTTAAATGCAGCTTATATCAGGCTATCGGAGTTGTCAATACCCCGTTCTGTACGACTACGGCAGTCTTGCAGCGTGGACAATCAAACCGCGCACCACTCACATCATGCCCTAGAAGCCGATTGCAGTTCGGACACCTCGCCTCCACGACCACCTTCCCCTCTTCCGCTGGCTCAGGCAACGCAGGCATTACCGGCGCAATAGACGGTGGTGGCTCAGGCGGCTCTTCTAAGTTCTCCCGCTGCGTCGGCACGATGTTTGCTGGGATGAGGAATGTCCCTTCCTTCGGGTCGGGGTCGAGGCCGATTCCGTCACGCCCCTCTTCCCAGGACTGGAGGCCGGCCGCAACGTTCTTACGGATGCGCTCGTGAATCTTATCCACGTCCTCCTGTAGCGCCCGGATGTCAGACAGGTCGAATAGCACTTCGTCTATACCGCCGAAGTCAGGCACCAGCGACAGGTTCAGCACGTCGTCCAAGTCGCTCAGCAGCGGCGTCATTGTCAGATCCCAGAAGACCTGCCAGTCCTGTCTCTTGTTGGCGTAGCTCGAAGACTCGTAGCCAATGAGCAGCCCCAGGATCGAGCCGGGTATCCCAAACACCATCGCGATACGCGCCTCGGTCACGTTATCGATTTCCTTGGGAAGCGCGTCACGCAGGCCACGGTTGAGGCCCATCTGCTGGTAGGTGGATTCCGTCTGGTCCATGACGAGCATCTCGTGGAAACTGCCGGGCCCGAACTGGCGGCGGAAGCGCTCGCGGATTTCCGCCTTCGCCACATCCGACAGCTTGTTCTTCACCGTCAGAATCGAGCCTGGGCCAGTCCCGCCGCGCTCGAAGAAGGAGCGAAGGAAGCCCGCCATGTAGTCGTCGATGTCCACCCGGCCGGCGGCAACCATCAGCGGCGGCATTCCGTAGTAGTCGTTGAGCGGGTTGCGTGTCTTGAAGTGGATGATGTCCTGCGGTGGGTAGATGATGGTTTCGCTGCCAACCTTGTATTCGTAGCCGGCGATGAAGGCATTAGGATCAGGGATGATCTTTACCCTGTCGGGCCGAAGCCGCCACAGCTCGCCCACGGCTCCACCGAACGGCCCGCCCTGAGTCCGCGCCTTGAGCAAGTAGGCATTGCCGGCCAGGGCGCGGTCCATGACGACGGTGCCCCACATCTGGCCCCTGCTCATAAACGGGTTAGGATTGCTCAATAGGCGGATGAGCGGATGGTTGGGCAAGTCGCGGTAGAAGCCGTTCCGAACCATGCGGGCGTAGCAGTCCTGAAGACTAACACCACGCGCTAGTAAGCGCTGCTCTTCGTTGCGTATCATAGGACTCTCGCGCTGCCAGCGGCGGCCCACGATATGGGGCTCACCCGCTGAGGTAGCGAGCATCTCGATACACGAGAAGACTATCTCGTTTCTCATGTAGGCACGGGAGTATCCCATATAGCTGCCCTGCGGCGTCCCGCCCCACTGTTGCCAGGCGGGTGTTATCGGCGGCATGGCCCTGGAGGGCCGGCGTACCACAGCCCAGAACACGTCAGCTATTGTGCCCATCGGTGGGCTCCTCTCTGCCGGTCTTCACCATCAATCGCACTAGCCCATCTGCACAAAGAATCCAGCCATGCACTTCCCATGTCTCGCCTTTCGGTATGGTGATGGGCGGCTCTAGCAATTCCCAACCTGGTAGAGTGGCAATATAGGACTCCAAGGCCTCTTCCGATTCCTCGCCCATTTCATATCCCCCTCGCTCCCTCGAACACTGCCCACGCGATCCCGGCCGCGCCGGCCAAAAGCACCAGCAGCAGGCCCACCACCAGCACGCCCACGAGCGCGACGGCGATGATCTTGGCGTCGTCGGCGTCGACGATGGCGGTAAGGGCGCGAACGACTCTAGACAAAGTATACCCCCGCTTCTTCCTCAGCCTTGGCCCCTGCCGCTATCGCGTCGTTCCGCGCTTCCCAGGACAGGACAGCCGCCATCGCCGCGTCGATCTTGAACGGCGAGTCTGGGCGTTCCTTCTGAATTACCCATAGGTGGGCGCCTTCAGCATCACGCAGATTCAGCGTTCGGCGGCAGGCGTTCCCGATGTGTCGCGATAAGTCTTCGTTGCTATCATGCGACAACTCACCCGCTTGGATAGCAGTATTGAAGGCCCGTAGTGCATAGGCCATCTGGGATAGACGGCCTGTATACCAGGCGATGACGCGCTTCTCGCCCCATTCGCCAGCCCATCTCGCCAGCGTAGACTCCCACCAGCGCGGATCACAGTATGCCCGCCACACCTGCCAGCGCCCGAAGGCTTCGTGCATCACGGCGTCCACCTCGGCTTCGGGTATCTCCCAGTTATCTTTTGCTGTAGGCGGCTTCTCCCATAGGCCGATAAGGGACTGGTGGCCCGTCTCCACCTCGGTCATAACAATGGCCGTGGCATCATCAAACCGTGAACCGTCGAAGCCCAACGTCACAAGCGCACCGTCGGGAATAAGCCGCGACTTTGCCAACGCCCGCCACTCATCTATGTCAAATGCCTTGTCGGAAGCCTGGACTAAACGGTTGAGCCATAAGCGTTCTAGCTCAGCCTTGTCCGTCGTCGGGTCACGCCATTGATCTACGATGCCCTCGATGTCTGACCAATCAGCCACGGGCCCAGACGCCTCGATGACGGCGGCCCGTATGCCGTCTGTCGTTGTTAGATCGTGGTGATCCGATGCCTCGCGGTGGAAGAAGAAGAGCTTACTATCCTGTAGGTGCCCATCGTTGACAGCCCGCGCGTAGTCCATCGTCGCTTCGGCCACAGAACCCTCGCCCGGCGTCGGCGCCGTCGTCACTTCCAGTGCCCACGGGTCGGCGAGCAGCCGCTTGGGAAGGTTGGCAAGCATGATCCGATGGGCTTTCTTCAGGCGGTCTAGAGTGAAACGGTGAGTCTCGTCAAAGACCTCAAAGGTGGTCCGGGCACCGTCGCGGGCCGCTGGGGCCGTGGCCAGGGCCACGGCCTTACCGTCGCCCTTCTTTCGCAGGATGCGTTCCAGGCCCAGATCGAAGTCATTCGCCAGCGGCCCCTCGCCCAGCACCACGAGCAGAGTCCCGTAACAGAGTTCCTCGCTCTGCTCTTCGGTATAGGCCACGAGCGGGATGTAGGGGTCCTTGACAGGGCCACCGATGGGCTGCCCGCGCTTGTCCCAGCCGACGCATCGCACCGGAGCCTCGGGGTGGAGCTCACAGGCGGCGATCCAGGCGGCGAGTTCTGTCTTGGCGCTGCCCTTACGGAGCGACCAGCCCACTCGCCGGAAGCGGCGCCGCCCGGCCTGTTCATGGCCTTGGGGGAACACCTCATAGGCCCGATAAATAAGCGCCCGCTTCTCATCGTCCAGGCGGGCAGGTTCGCCACGCAAGTCGCCCGGGCCGTGGACAAGGTTCTGAGTAATGAACTCGCAGACTTGCGGGCCAAGAGTGGGCCACGGCTCCTCGTCTAGCGAGGGGACACAGAGGATGGTCATTTAACCATCCTCAACAGGTTTCGCGGGTCTCCACCCACGTCTACTACCGGCTGCCGCTTCTTCGTCACGGCTTCAACCTTCTCGATCTCCCACTGAAGACGACGCCGGGCGATAGGCGTTAGCCCGTATTCCGCCTGCTGTTGGCGTATCTCTGAAGCCAGGTTTGTTGTCGGGTCCACCCAGAAGCGATCAACCAGGACTGCCAGCCGGAAGAGGCCGTGAATGTCAGACTTGATGAACTCAGGTGCCATCGGCGAG